CTGCGTGGACGTGATCGGCGCGTTGGCGGTGTAGGTCGCGATGCGTTCCATAGGTCAGCTCCCGAGCACTGTATAATCAACGACCGAATCGAGATAGCCGTCGCAGTAAAAACCGACGGCGTTGGCCGTCACCCCGAGGGTGTGCGCCGGTTTCATGCGCTCGATCATGTCCACGATGCGCGCGCGCTTGGCCGTGTTCAGCAGGATCGCCAACGGCACGACCACCACGAAGCGGAACACCGCGCGCGGGTCAACCGTGGTGGACGGCGTCTCAACCACCGATGTCCCGCCGCCCGTGAATCCGTCGACCGCGCTGATGATGGCCTGCGGCGTGCCCGCTCCGCTCGAGCGGATGAACGCGAGCAGCCGCGTCTGGCGCTCGGCCGGCGTCAGCGACGCGTCAGGGAGCAGCCCGTATGCCGCCTCCCACTCCGCGATCATCGATGTGACCGTGTTGGCGAACGCCTGGTCGAGGAGGCTGATGAGCATCAGCCGCGCATCGTCCAGCGAAGCGCCGAACGCGAGCGCGTCGGCGGCGGTCAGCGACCCTTGCGGCGCCTGCCATCCCGCGCCGATGACGCGGAGCATTTGCCGTGCAATCGCCAGCGTCGACGCGCGTCCGGTGGTGGACGTGTCGGGCAGCGATTGCAGGGCCCGCGTCACGCGTGCACCGACAGCGTCGACAGCGTGTAAACCGTTTTCGCCAACGGCAGCAGGTTGGCCGCCGGGGTGTTCACGACGCACGACAGCACGCCAGGGACAGCGATCACTGCCGCGGCGAGCGAGCTCTGGTAGATCGCGCCCGCGTCACCGTCGGCAGGCCAGCGTGCCGCCGGCGTCGTGTCGCCCGGCGCGAGCGCGTCGAAGAACGCGAACACCGCGGTACGGATGGCTTGCCAGTTCGGGGGCGACGGGTAGACGGTCGTCGCCGTGTCGGGGAACCCCACCGGGTCGGCGGTCTGGTCGAACGTGGTGTTGCCGCCGCCGAACGTCGCGTTGCCCAGCACGACCGAGCGGTACTGTCCGCGCTCCGCGGCCGGGTTCGGCGCGACCAGCGCGGACAGGCCCTCCTTCGCGAGATGGTTGCCCGTGACAATCAACGACGTGTTCGTCGAGCCCGCGGCACACGTCATCGTTCCGGCCCACGGGAACGCGTACGCGCCCGACATCACCAACGTAAGGTCCACGATGGTCGAGGAGGTTGACGGTGTCTCGACGGTCCAGTTGGAGCCGTCGGGGCCCATCGTCACCGGGCGAAGCTGTGTGCCGTCGCCGGTCAACACGCCCGCGATGGTGCGATCGCCGTTGATGTAATCGATGATGTACGGCAGCGGCTGGCCCGCGGCGCGTGTCGACAGGTCATCCGAGGGGATGATGCGCGTGTTGACGAGATTGTCGCCCTGCGCGGGGCCGACCGCAACCACCGACACGCATCCGAGCGTGCCCGTGGTGCCGACGCCGGGGGGCGTCACGGGCGGCTTCAGCAGCGGGTAGACGTAGGCGTTCGCGACGGTCGTCCCGAGGTAGCCCGTGACCCACGATCGCCAGTCGCTGCGGTTGCCCGAGGCGGGACGGTCCTGCAGCCGGCCGAGTAACACCGCGCGGTACTCGTCATCGGTCGCGGGACCGGCCGCGGGCACGCACGACAGCACCGTCATCGTGGCGTTGAGGCCTGCCGGGGCGGTCTGGAACGTCAGCACGGCGCCCACGCTGCGGTTGCCGCCAAGGCCCACGGCAACGGCCGTCAGGGCGATCGTGGCGTGGCTGCTGCCGTCGGTCGTAACGGTCGTGGTCGTGACGTCGTAGAGCGTGCCGTCCGTGAACGCCGCCTGGGTGAGCGCCGGGATGCCGTAGTTGGTCAAAGGCGCCGCGCCCGTTACCTGCGCGGTGAGTTGCGCGTACGTGCCGGAGGGGCGCGGGATGCCGTACACCACGCCGAAGCGTTCCAGCGCCGCGGTTGACGCCTGATCGGGGAGGATGTCGCGCGAGACCTGCACGGCCTGCGCGTCAAGAGCCTCCTGGATGACCCCGATCTGCGAGGCGAGGAGGTACGCGTCCGACCCCTCCGAGGTCAGCAGCGTCTCACCGCGCGCGGAGTATTCGGCGGACCAGTATCCGAGGAGCTGATCTCTGATCTCGGCGCGGGTGCGGGCGGTGAATGCCACGGGTCAGATTGCTCCGGTGATGCGCGTGCGTAGCAGCGTGGTCGCCCGCGGGTCGCGGTACGCGATGGTATACTCTAGACGGTCGCCCGTTGTCACGGTGTCCACGGTCAGGTCCGTGATCTGCCCCGACCTCACGTAGCGCCCCAGCCCGGCGAGGATCGTTGTGCGCGCGGTCGTTGCGGCGCCGGTCCCGAGCTTCGCGATGGACGCCCAATCGATGCCCAGCGTCGGCGCCACGAGACACCCGCCGAGCTGCGTGCGAAGCGTCATCGCGACAATCTCGGCCATGGGCGCGGTCGACCGGCGCCAGTTGTTGCCGACCATCGAAAGCTCGCCCGTCGAGGGGACGCGGGCGCGGGTTACTGCGTAGGTCATGCTTTCACCTGCGGGGCACCGCTAGAGATGGTGCCAGTGAGTGTGATCGGTCCACCCGTGCACGGCCCGCCGCCGGGAGGCGCGATGATGGTCGCGATCTGGAGTGCTGTGAGCGTGACGGATACCGGGTCGGACGACCTCGCCACGCTCAACGACCCGCCCGCGAGCACCACGTTGGTTCCGGCCTTCGGGGTGATCTCAATGCTCCCATCGGCGCGGATGCGGATGACCGCCGCCGCGTTGCTCGACCCCGGCCCGTAAAGCCGCACCTCGCCCGCCTCGACGGCCTGCGACGGCGCGCCCTTGTCGATCACGGCGAGCGCGATGACCTGGTCCCCGATGCGAACGAACGCCGCCTCCGCGGTCGCTGACAGCGACGGCGCGGCCATGAGCCCCGCGGGCTGCAACACCTCGACGGCGTCGATGCGCTCGGCCCCGTTGTCGTCGCCCTCCTGCCCCGTGGCGGCGAGCTGCAACGTGGTCGCGCGACTGTTGCCGCTGACCGTCACGCCGAGAACCTTCCCGAACTCCACCGCCCCGAGGTCATCCATTGGTCGGCACCACCACCAGCGCCCCGAGGGGCAGCAATCGCAACCGGGTCAACGTCCCGCCCGCGCGAGACCGTCGGAACTCGACCCCCACGATGAGCATGTCTTCGTCCAGCGGAGAGCCATCGGCGGCAAGGCAAACATCATCGCGCACGCGGGCGATGGTGTTCAGCGCGTAGAGCGTCTGGACGCCGTCCACGGTCTGCCCGTGGCCGTGCACGGTGCATTCGTACGTGCGGAAGGTCCGCATCGCCTCCAAGACCGCGCGAGCGCCTTCCTGCGCGGCCCGCTGGCGGGTGCGCGCCTTCTGCGACCGTTGGTGCCGTGGTTGCGGGGGGAACGGGTCGAGGGTCAGGCCGCGGGAGATCGACGGGTTCGTCAGGCCGACGTTCTCAGTGATGCTCGCCGACCTCGAGGAGACGCCGGCGCCTCGACCGCCGCCCGTGTAGACCGCGACCGAGGTGGGCACGTTCTTGATGCTGACCGTCTCGCCACCCGTGAGGATGTTGCCTTCGTATTCGTCTGTCCCGGTGATCTGGCGGCGAAACAGCACATAGGACGGCGTGCCGTTGGTCACAGGCACGTCGACCACCAACGCAAGCCCGCGCTCGGCATCGGGCGCGACCCAGATGAGGTATCCCAGCCGGGCGACGATAGACGTGGCGAACGCCCACACCTTATCGCCGGGCTGCGGGTGCGCGGTGTCGATGCGTACCGTGCGCGCCGAGGTGCGCGCCGTCCCTCGAGGGCCATGCGCGCGCCCCGAGGTCACCCGCACGTTGGCGATGCTGTCGACCACACGACACGGCACCCCGAGCGGGCCGAAGACCTGCGGCAGCGCCTCCCCAAGAGACATGCTGGCAATGGACAGCCTGGGGTCGGCGTCGAAGTCCATCGCGGGCCCTGCGAGGTCGCGACCCGAGAGGATGACCGTCGCGCCGTCCTTGCGGGAGGCCTCGGTGCGGATCGTCTCGATGCGCCCGGTGAGCTGCGTGGCGTTGTCGATGGAGAGCGCCACGTCATCGCCCGCGCGCACCAGCGTCTTGATGATGTCCCAGGTCGTGCGCCGCGCTGCCGATCGCCAGAAAGCAAACGTCCACGCGTTGCCGCTCTGCAGCATGTCGAGCGTGATGACGTACTCATCCCACACGTCGATAGCCGTGCCCGATGTGCAGAGCAGGAGGTCGACGGTGTGGTCGTACGGCGTCGGGTCGATGGTCATGCGGGCAGCACCGTCACGACGGTCCCTGCGGGCACCAGCAACGGGTCGGCGAAGCTGTTGGCGGCGTAGAGAAGCGACGTCTTGCTGATGTCGCCGTAAACGCTTGCGGCGATCTCACACACGCCCATGGCCGCGGGCACGACGAAGTACCGCACGCCTGCGATGCCCGGTGCGAAGCGGGCGTAGTAGCCTTGCAGCGAGACCCGCAGCGTCAGCAGCGCGGCGTATGCGGCGGCGGCGTCGAGGCCCGTCATCGACGGCAGCGAGAGCGCCGCGTTGAGCAGCGCGAACATCGACGAGAACGCGCCCTGCACCTCGGAGAACGGCAGCACCAGCGACGACTCCAGCAGCGTCATCGTGTTGATGAACGACGGCGCGAGAGGGACGTATCCGGCCTTGCCTGCGGAGAGCTTGTCGGCGGTCGTGGCGAGGCTCTGCACCGTGGTCGTCGGGTCCGTCGTGACCGACCCGTCGAGGGTGATCAGCGCGGCCAGCGACGCGTTGTGCTCCTGCCACTGGACGGTCAGGCGCTGACCGTTGCGAACTTCGGGGGCGTCCTTCGTTGCCCAGGACAGGATCGCAACCTCGAGCGAGCCCCACGTTGGATGGATCAGCGTCCCGATGGGGTGGTCCGAGAACATCTGCACGAGGTCGGCGCGGAGGTCGGGCCACAGCGTGCCGTATCGCTGGACGAGCGGCCCGGTGTTGAGCAGCGGGATGGTCAGCGAGCCCTTGTACGCCTTAAGCCCCGCGGGCTCCATGTCGGCGCCGCGTCGGCGGTAGGCCGTGTGCTCCACGAAGTCCGTCCCGCCGTCGACATCGGCGCTCTCCACGGGGAACAGAATCCCGCGGTAGGACGCCTCTGGGATCACATCGAAAACGGTCATCGGCGGGGCCCCTGCGCGGCTGCGTGCGTGGCGTCGACCGGGGAGACCGACGCGGTGATGGGAGCGGACGCGATGCCGTCGCGCACGGCGTCACGCACACTGCGCCCGAACTCGACGTAGAACGCTGCGTTGAACGGGTTGTCGCTCTGCTGGTTGTAGCCCATTGCGCTGTTGATCGCGCCGCCCACAGCGAGGCCGGTGCCCGCCGCTGCGAGGCCCGCCGCTGCGGTCGTCGCAAGGCCCGCGGCGCCCACGGTGCCGGTCAGCGTTGCCGCGAGGCCCGTGCCGCCCGCACCGGTCCCTGCGATGCCAAGCGCGCGCCCGACGGCGGTCCCCGCGAGCGCGCGACCCGCCACGCCCGCGGCGACCTGACCCGCCAACGGGACAGCCGCCGCCGCAACGGTCATCCCGAGCGGGTTGCGCGCCACGAAGCCCGCGAACGCGTTGGACAGCTGGTTGAGACTGCTTGTGTTGTCGCTCAGTTCGGTGAGTCGCGTCTCTTCGGACGACTGCAACGCCGTGCGTTGCTCCGCGTCTACAATGGCCGACCCGCGCGCTACGTCGGCTTCGCCGAACCGTGCGCCCTGCGCCTGCATCCCGGCGACGCGCTGCGCGATGGTGCCGCCGCCCTCGGTCTGCGACGCCATGCCGACGATGAGCCGCCGCTGTTGCGCGTCCAGCACCATTGCCGCGTTCCGTCCGCCCGCCGACAACAGGTTCGCGACCGCGTTGGCATCGCCGCCCATGCCCGACACCAGCGACGACATCAGACCGACCGCGCTTCGGTTGCGAAGCGACGCATGGCCCTCGCGGTCACGCGTAACGAGCTGGCGGGCCAGGTCGGCCCGGTGCGCAGCGCGGAGCCGGGTGTCCAGCCGATCTGCCATCATCGGGTTTTCGACGCTGCCGCGCATCTTCGCCAGCGCGTTGAGGGAGTCGCGCGGGGTCATGCCGGCGGCGGCGGCGATCTCGCCCACCGCCATCGTCTCCCCGACCGCGCCGCGGACGGCCATCGCGCGTTGCGCCGGGGTCTGGTTGGCGTTCGTGGTGCGCGCGATGTTCGCCATGAGCGGCCCGAGCGCGGTGCTGGTCAGCGTCGAAAGCTCGATGCTCCCGGCCTGCGCCATGCCCGTGAGCGATTGCAGGACCGCCGTCTGGTCGTTGCCGCGGATGCCCTGCTGCGAGAGCATCCCGCCGACGCGCATCACCTCCGCGGGGTCTTGGAACGTCGACCGCGCGAACGATGCGAGCTCGAGCTGCCGGTTAAGGTTCTCCTGCCGCGCTTCGGGCGTCGCGCCCGACAACACGCTGAACTGCGTCTGCGCGCCCATGAGGCTCTGCGACAGCGTATCCATCGACAGGCCGCGGAGAGGCCCGGTGGTGATGGCCGTCTGGATCTGCGCCCGCATCGCGGTCGCCTGATCGCCACCGATGCCCGCCTGGTAGAACGCAGAGTTGAGGGTGTGCTCACTCTCGGCGCGTTGCGCGCGGGCGTCTTGAATCTGCGTGTGCGCGTTGCGGGCGACGTTGATCGCCGCGTCACGCCCGATGGTCAGACCGCGGCGAACGTCGTGCGCCACGCTGCTGCGGTTGCGGTCGCGGGCGGCTTGCTCTCGCCGCGCGATGGCCGTCTGGCGCTTCTCTTCGCTCTCATAGACCCGCGTCAGGCGTTCGGCGGCGGTCTGCTTGACCCGCGCCTCTTGCTCGGCGGTGAGCCCGCGCTTGGCCGCTTCGGTGCGCGCCAGCGTCGTGGCGTCGCGTTCGACCCGCTCTTGCGTCGCCGCGGTCAGCCGGGCGGCGCGGCGCTTCTGCTCTTCGGCGCGGATGAACGTCGACACGGTGCGCGCCGCGGCCCGCTCGCCCTCGGCGACCTGCTGCCGGGCGGCGGTGCGGTAGACGCCGGCCGACCCGGTCGCAGCGCGCTGCATCGACGCACGCACATCGCGCTCAGTCTGCTGCGCGGCGGTGCGGATGGCCCCGAACGCCGCGACGATGCCCGACGTGTCCGCGGTGATCTCCAGTACGGCGCGGGGCATTACTCTTCACCGATGGTCATCGTCGGGGTCCAGCTCTCGGAGGAGTCCGCGGGCGAGTCGGTCGGCGGCGAGATACCCGAGGAGTTCGGCATCGTCCATGTCGCACGCTGGTCGACCAGTGCAGTGATGATGCTTCGCAGCGTAGTGTATTCGTAGCGCGGCAAGCTGGTCATCGACGCCTGCCCTTTTCCCAGCGCGTCAGCTACCTCCTTCACTTCGGCGAGGGTCTTCAGCGCCCTGAACGGAGAACGCTCCTGTGACCAGGACGCGTACTCATCCCAGACCGCGCGAATCTCGTCGACCTCGAAGAACTTCCGCACCTCGGCCGCGTCGCTCGCAAACGCCACATCAGGCTTCTCAGGGTCGACCAGCGCGCGCGTGAGCGTCTGCACCATCACCTCGAGGTTGAGGATGGCGTCGCCCGCGTCACCGATGAGGTCTTCGCGTTGCCAGCCGCCCGTCGAGATGAGCCACTTGATCGCGTCGGCGTGCGCCCGCGCCGCATCGTCCGCGGTCAGCGACCGCACGGCGAGGGGCAGCGTGGCGCGGCCGTCCACGCGAGCGATCTCGATGGAGAACAGCTTGTGCGGGCGCACGCGCCCGGCGAGGAGTTTGGCGAGGGGGGAGCCGACGCGGAACTGGTCGAGGGCACTCACGCCCGCGACCGTACAACGATCAGGCGATGGAGGTGATCTTGCCGTGGAACTCCCACGACACGCTGTTGGCGTCGGCGACCTTGGTGCCGATCTTCGCGGTGCGGATGTCGCCCGTGCAGGTGTACATCTTCCCGGCGATCTTGAAGCCGAGGGTCACGACGGCCTGCGCGAGCGCGATGCCGACCCAGTCGAACTCCAGACCGCTTTGCGGAACGGCGTTTTCCACGCGGACCATCACCTTCTGCGGGCCGACGGAGAACCCCGCCGTGCCGAGGAGGAGCGTCTGGACGTCCTTGTTCTGCGTGTCCACGTCGAAGTCGATGCTGGACGATTGGAGCACCGGCACCGCGTTAACGGTGACGAAACCCGGCCCGGAGTAGATCGTTGCCATGTTCAGAGGCTCGCAATCTGCCGGACGTTCCCGGCGATGATGTGGAGCCCGCTGACCGGCTCGCACGGGATCTCACAGTTGAGCCGACCCGACACCACGGCGTCGGCTTCGACCACCAGCAACGACACGTTGGCGGTGACGTCGCGCAGGATGCTCCGCGCTTCGTAGCCCGCGAGGCGGTCGAGGATGTACGCGCGCACCAACGACGGCGTCGTGACGCGCGGAGAGAGCGGCGGGTTGCCGTTGGCGCTGTCGGCCCCGAGCTTGAAGCCCTGGTAGCTCGTGGCGAGGTTGCTCTGGAGGTCGTCCGCCACGTAGTCGCACACGGTGACGAACTCCGTATCAATGACCGCGAAGTTCGGGACGTTGTTCGCCTGCGAGCGCGAGGTAATCGACCGCGCGAGGGCGCAGAAACCCGGGCGCGCGTTGGAGGGCACGAGCACCGCGAGGCCGTTGTTCAGCGCCGACTCGACCTCGGTCGCCGTGGGCTGGTCGAGGGCCGCGGTCTGCGCGAGCACCGTGGCGAGCTGCACGCCGTCGAGGTTGGCCGCCGGGTCGGCGGACTCGCCCACGAGGATGCCGCCGACGCTGCCGTCGCCCGCGAGCCGGGCGGCCGCAAGAATCGCCGCGACCTCGGGGCCGGGGATCTTCGACGCGTAGTGCCAGCCGACCTGCAACCGAGACGCGTTCAACGTCGTGGCGAGGGTCGTTGCGGTGCCGAGCGTGCTGATGACGGCCGCAAGGCCCTGCTGCCGGAGGCCCACGGTAACGCCCGCAAGGGAGTCGAGGTGAGTCACGAGGCGCGCCATGTTCGTCGTGTCGTCGGAGGCGACCACGATGCGGTTGTACCGCTGCGACGCGATGGCCGTGATGACGTTGGCGATGCTGTCCGCGGTCGTGCCGCCGGTCAGCGGGAACTCAGTGCCGATCGGCGTGCCGATGGCCGTCCATTGACCCGTCGTGCTACCGGGGCTGGTGGTCGAAGAGCCCGTGATGCGAATCGAAAAGGTCGACTCCACGAAATAGGCATCGACGATGAGGCTGTTGCCGCGAACGCCCAGCATCTTGGCGGTAATGGTCAGCACGCCCGCGGTGTTCTGCGCGTAGTACGGCAGGTCCGCGGCGTTGTTGATCGCGACGGCGCACGCGTCGGCAATGTCGGTGGGCGTGTCGCCCGAAGAGACCGGCACCTCGAGCACCTGGTCGCAGAGCACCAGCCGCACGGAGAAGTTGCCCGTGGCGGTCGTCGCGAAGGTCAGGTCGGCGCTGGCGGCCGCGCCCGAGCTGTCCGCGTTGGCGGCGAGGTAGAGCGACGCGGCGGGATACTGCGCGAAGACCGCGCGCGCCATGCGGTGAAGCTCCGAGCCCTGACCGCAGAGGAACGACGCGTCTTCAGCCGACGCGCAGAACGTCGGGGTGGCGAGCGGCATCAGCCCGGCGCTGACGCTGACCACGGGCGACGCCTCGCTGATGTTGGTCTCGAGCTTGTTTCCGATGAGGAGGATGGTTTCCGGCGCGGCGCCCGCGCTAGTGCCGGGGCCGCCCAGAATGACGTTGAGGTAGACCGCCGGCGTCTTCGTAGACGCCGACAGGCCGGGGATCGCGATGCTCATGAGGAGTGCTCCTGCTCGGCAACGAGCGTGATGTCGCCGCGCGAGATGGCGCGGCGGTAGTGCGTGTGATCAGACACCAGCTCGCCCTCGGGGAGCGCCGCGCCCGTTCGATCGCGACCGGCGTACCGACCGCGGAAGGCGTGGCCGTTGCGGTCGATCAGCGTTGCCATCCGATCGTTGACGGCCAGGATGAGTAACTTCATGGGTTGGGCTCCGATTCGAAGGCAACGAGGGGGTTGGACGTGTAGCCGGTGCCCGTCAGGTTGACGTCACCGATCACAGGGTTGAGCAGCGGCAGCGCCGCGCCGGGGTCGACGTTGACGGCCAGCGGGAGGTCGCGCATGGCCTCGACCCGCGCGGCGTAGGCGTACACCACGCCCGCCTCCACGAGCTCGGGAGTGGTCGAAGAGACCCGCGCCGGGCGCTGGTTCCACAGCCCGTCGATGAGCAGGCCGTTGACCGCACCCATCGCCACGTCGAGCAGCTGCAGGATGCCCGGCGCGCCGACCGCGACGGCGTTGATCGCATCGTCGATCTCGCGAGGCTCTTCACTCACCACGATGACCGACCACGCCGCGACGCCGCGGTCTTCGATGCCCGCCATGAGCGTGTTGACGATGCGCGTCGGCACCTCACCGTCGAAACGCAACAATGCCGCCGGGTACTGTCCACCGCACACGCGCGAGAGGCCCTCACGGGTCACAGGGCCCGCGTACCGCGCCACGAGCGCGAACGGCGCGGGGGCAGTCTGCGGCGTCGCTACGCAGGCGGCTAGAGCCGCCAGAAGCGCGGTGTCGATGCTGGCAAGCGTGGCGATGGTCATAAAGTCTCGATGGCGCCCACCATGGACGCCTCTACGATGCGGGCGACCGTATCACCCTCCGCGGCCCATGGGGGGGACACGCGATAGGAACCCTGCCTCGTCTTGTCGCTGAGGAACGGGTACGGCCGATTGGGGCGCCCCGTGCGGTGGTTGATGCTCGTGCCCTGATCGACGTAAGACCCGTAGTGCATGCCGCCGTCGACGCGGATGGTGTAGCCGCCCTCAAACGACCCGGTGGTGAACTGGTACTCGGTCGACCGCTGCAGCCGGTACGTGCGGTTGGTGTACGGGTGGTTCGCGCGCGCGTACCAGCCGACCAGTCGGCCGCCCGCCGCCAGCGCAGGGGGCAACGACCGGATGACCGCGGACTGCATCGCAGCGATGGTCGCGGTCAGGCCGTTCATCAGAACGTCCCCGTGTCCTTGTAGTCGGCGATGCGGTTCCAGACGTTGGTGTACGCGTTGACGCCCGTGGTCGCGTTGCCGACCCGCGCGCGCGGGTTGGGCGGCGTGTTCGTCGACCCGGCGGCCCGCGCGTCAGCGTCGCGGTTCAGTTGCTTGATGAGCTCGCGAGCGCGCTTGCCCTGCTCTGCGAACGCGCCGTTCTCATCCCAGATGCCGTGTCGTCGCGCGGCAATCTCACACGCCAGGTCCACCACGCAGCCGACCATTGCCGGGTCGAGGGTGTCGGTCGTCGTGTAGATGCCCGCCGGGAAGGCCACACGCGTCATCGTGCGGAAGAGGCTGTTGGCCTCGGCCAGGCACAGGTCGCGGAAGCTGGTGTCGGGCGTTGCGCCGCCGTTCTTGGCAAACAGGCGCGCGTACATGGCGGTAGACAGCCGCGCCGTGAGGTCAGTGGAGGTCGCGATCGTAGTCTGTTCAGCCACAGTCGTACTCCTTGCCTTCGGTGAAACCGTCTAGTGCCACGGACTCGGGGATCTCTTGCCCCGGTTCGTAGGTCACGCTCGCAATGATCTTCACGCGAGCGAAGTAGCGCACCAGCGCCGGAGGTGTTTCGACCTCCGGCGCCGGGGCGACAGCAAGCGCCGTCACGGGCTGTGCTCGGCGCTTGCTCATGTCAGGACACGCAGGTCGTGTAGAGGTAGCCGGTGGTGGCCCCGCCGATGACGAACTCCGAATCGCTGTGGCTGGTCTTGATGAACACGCCGCCGCGGACGCCGCGGAGGTTGTCCACGATCTCGCGGGTTTCCATCGTGCCGAAGCGGAACGTGTACCCGAAGGTACGCGTGGCGCGCGGCGAGGGGGTCTTCTCCACGCGGATGAGCGCGGTCGACTTGCCCCAGAGGTAGTCCGACGAAGCCGACGCGCCTTCGCGGGCGCTGTTGTACTTCGCGCGGCCGATGACCACGTTGTCGAGGCCGAACGCCTCGGCGAAGAGCTGCTCGTTCACGCGCAGCGGCACGTCACCCATGGTGGTGGTCGCGCGGCTCAGGATGTACTGCAGCACCTTCGGGTGGTTGCGGAGCTTGATCCAGACCTGCGCGCCGATGACCATGGTGTTCGGGCGGACGAAGCACGCTTCGATCGCGGTCTCGATGTCCTGGATGGGGTCCGAGGTCGGGACGTCCCAACGCCCGGCGCCCGAGAGGGCGGCGGTGTTGGAGCCGTAGTTCGCGCTGTTGAACGCGACGTTGGCAACCCGCTGCTCGCGCGCGAGCATCAGGAAGTTCATCACGATGTCCTGCGCGTAGATCTTCGGCTGCAGGGGCGCATCGGCGTTGGCGATCTCGTCGTTGGAGACGAAGTCCATCAACGCGTAGTCGCTGACCGAGTAGGTCAGGTTTGAGGTGATGTCGTACTTGACCTCGCCCGGCATACCACGGGGAGAGGCCGCGGCGCTCGCCGAGATCTCCTGCATCGTGGTCACGGGGAACGCGAAGATCTTGTCCGAGCGGTGCTTGACGCTCAGCACCGGCAGCACGCTGTCCGCGATGTACTCGCGGTTGTTGTACTGGACGGCGAGGTTCGTCAGCGCGCGGTCGATGTGAACGGCGCTCGGGGAGAGCGACATCAGGTGGGCGGCTTCGGCCGCGCCGATGCCGTGCGATGCGAGCATCGCGGACTGGAGGTTCTGAAGAGTGTTGCTCATGGTCATCCCTGAAAGCTGCCGATGCGGATGTCGATTGCGACGCGTTCGCCGGTCGAGGCGGACTCCATCGCGTAGCCGATGACGCCGACGTTGGTCCCGGCGGCGGGGGCCGCGGGCTTCACGCCGCCGCTGGTGTCAGCGATGGTGAGGAGCTGGCCGCGAGTGATGCTCGCGGCGGCGATGCCGGGGTACACGCCCGCGGTCACGAGGTCGGCGCCGGTCTGCGTCGAAACGATCGCCTGCAGCGCGATGCCGACGATCTCCACGCTGAGCGGGTTGGGGTCGGCGCCCACGGGGAGAGCGACAGTGTTGTCCGCGCTCGACAGGAGCGTGAGGACGGCGCCCTCGGCGGCGGTGACAGACACCACCTTGAAGGGAGTAACCAGTTGTGGAATGCGACGTGACGTGGTCATGAGGTTCAGCCTCCGAGAGCTGCGGTGAGGGGAGCGAGGGCCTCATCGCGGAGGTCGCGGGAGGCGCGGAGAAGGGCGTCCTTGTAGGACAGGCCGTGGTCCGACATCAGCTTCGCGGCGCGGTCGTCCGCGGCGTCAGCGTGGCGGACGGGGGCGACGACGCGCGACGCCGGAACGCCACCCTGCGGGGCGACGCGGGCGCTCATGAGCTTCGCGTCGGACGCCGGCGCTTCGACGGCCGGGTACAGCGCATCGAAGGTCGCGCGGTCGGCGCGGCAGAGCTTCACCAGGCGGTCGCGGGCGGCGGCCG